GCGAAGCTGTCGAGGCCGCCATTGAGGCGGGCAGCTTCGGGGACGCCGAGCTCGACTCGCTCTGCGCGGAGTTCGACTGCAGCCGGCGGACGCTGATGCGCGACGCCCGCATCATCCGAGAGAACGCGCGCCGGGCTCTGCGCGACGCGAAGCGGGCCGAGCTGCACGTCCTGCCGGGCGCAGACCAGGCCGCGCCGGCCGCGCCGACGCCGACTGTCGAAGGCATGCCCGACGAGATCGACTGGCGCAACGCATCGCGCGAGGACGGCTACGTCTGGATGCTCGAGCGGCTCGCCGGCATGGCGGTCGACCCGCGGGCGATCGCACCGGCGAAGGTGGGCGCGATCAAGACGCTCTCCTCGATCTTCGACCAGCTCCACGCGCACCGGGCCGAGCAGGCCGACGGCGCCGACAGCGGGCCGGTCGACCCCGAGGTGCTGCTGCGGGAGTTCAAGCAGGCAACGAAGGGGATGCCGCGCAAGATGCGGCGCGAGATGCTCGCGGCGCTGGGATGACCGCAGCCCTCGATCTCGTCCGGGCGCTCGCCGCCGATGCGGAGGCCGACCCGCTGCGGTGGATCCAGTGGCTGCCGCCGCAGGACGAGTTTCACCGAGACGCGAGCCCGGTGAAGCTGCTGCGGACGGGCAACCAGATCGGAAAGACGACTGCCGGGCTCGCCGAGGTCCACTGGCGATGCATGGGCCTGCACCCGCACCTCGAGACACGCGAGCCGCCCATCGAAGCGTGGGTCATCTGCGCGAGCTGGTCGCAGTCGCTTGCGATCCAGGCGAAGTTCCACGCCATCGCCGGGCGCTACCTCGTCGCTGAGACCCGCTTCGACGCGGTCAACGGCTTCCACGCCAACCGGCCGACCGCCCGCTACCCGAACGGCTCGATCGTCCGGTTCAAGACGACGCAGCAGAACAGCCTCGACCTGGCGGGCGCTACGATCGACCTCGCGATGTTCGACGAGCCCCCCAAGAGCCCGCGCATCTTCGAGGAGGTCCGCAAGCGGCTCCTACGGCGGCAGGGCGTGCTCTTGATGTGCCTCACCCCCGTGAACGCCCCGTGTGGGTGGCTGCGGGAGCTGTGCGAGGCCGGGCAGGTCGCCGACCACCACTGGCGCATGGAGCCCGAGGCGCTCATCCCTGTCGGCGACACCGAGCCCCTAGAGCTCCCCGACGGGACGCCGATGGACGAGGCGTGGATCGACGAGCTCCGGCGCAACACGCTCCCGCAGGAGGTGCCGGTCGTGGTCGACGGCGAGTGGGAGATGCGCGTTGAGGGGCGCGTGTTCTCGCAGTTCGACGCGACCACGATGCTCGGCGACTCCCCGCCCGAGGGCGAGGTTACGGTCTGCGTCGGGATCGACCACGGCTCGAAGGTGGGCAAGCAGTGCGCGGTGCTGGTGCTCGTCGACAAGAGCGGCGACCAGGACCGGGTGATCATCTGGGACGAGTACGTCGGCCGCGAGAACACCAGCACGACGGACGACGCCCGCGGGATCCTCGACATGCTGCGGCGCAACCGGATCCGGTGGTCGCAGCTCGACGAGGTCTGGGGCGACCGCCTCTACATTCGAGGCCCGGCCGACAAGAAGAGCAACCGCGACCTCATCGACGCGGTCGCGCGTCTGCTGCGTGTGCCGTCGCGCTCGCTGTCGCCCTCGATCCGCACCGTGAAGCGCGGGCGCGGGCGCGGCAAGGGCAGCGTGGACGCGGGCTGTCGCTATCTCCACCAGGCGATGGTCCATGATGGGCACTTCCAGGTTCACCCGCGGTGCGAGAACGTGATCGACGCGCTGCAGCGGTGGGATTACCGGGACGACGACTACAAAGACAAGATCGACGCGGTGCGCTATGCTCTGCAGAGGCAGATTTTCGCGCCCGCCCGCAAGCGCGACAAGCGCCGCCTCTACCTGTACTGAGGTCCGCCCGTGTACCAGCCCGGATACCCCGACTACCCGTCGCTCCCGAACCCGCCTACGCCGCAGAACGCAGGCGAGGCGAGCCGGTGGGAGGAGACGCGGCGCCGGCGCCGGATGCTTGAGGGGACCTGGCGCGACGACCTCGAGCAGCGACTGCAGGAGCACCTTGGGAGCGTTCGCCGCGACGCCTGGGGTCCGTTGTCGCTCGCGCTGAACCCGTTCCGCTCGATTACGACCGAGCTCTCGGTGCTGTACGACCAGACCCCGACGGTGCTGCACGACCAGATCGCCGACCCGGGCATCGCTCGACAGCTCGAGATCGCCGGGCTCTGGCAGATGATGCAGCGGGTGCAGGTCTACACGCTCGGACTCAATGAGTGCTTCGTGCGCCCGCACTGCGACGAGCGCGGGCGCTTCTCCTTCCGCATGGTGACGCCCGACTTTGTGCGGGCGTACGCGACGATGGGTGACCCGCGCAACCCGGTTGCGATCATCGAGTACCGGATGCGCCGTCTCCCGCCGGCCGTCGAGGGCGGCAAGCGCGCGCTCGGGTGGACCGCGGACTACTACGACGTCGGCGACCCCGAGAGCCCGGTCTACCGGGTGCACGCGGTCGACGAAAACGGCAAGCTCGGCGCGGACCTCTCGCCGTTCTACCTGGGCGGCGAGTTCAGCGGCGACGCCTACCCGTTCCGCCGGTCCTCGGGGCGCCCGTTCCTGCCGTGGCAGCTCTACCACGCGACCGGCGGCGGCCAGCACTTGTTCTCGCCGTACGACGGGCAGGAGCTCGTCGAGGCCTCGCTCGACCTGTCGGTGCTGCATCAGATGGTCGTGCACACGTTCCGCGATGCGAGCTGGCCGCAGCGGTACGTCGTCAACCTGCAGCCCGCGGGCGTGTCTGTCGTCGAGACGGTCGACGGCGCCCGGGCCGAGGTCGTGACCGATCCTGCGTCGCTCATCCAGTTCGAGTCGATCCCCGACTCCGACGGGCAGGGCCAGCCGATGATCGGGCAGTTCAGCGCGGGCGGCGACCCCGGGAAGATGGAAGAGACGCTCGCCAACATGGCCGGCCGCGTGGCCTCCGATGCGGGCGTCCCTCCCTCGGACATCCAGCGGCTCGGCGGCACCGCGCGCAGCGGCGCCGCGATCTCGCTCACCAACGACGGCAAGAGGAAGGCGCAGCGGCGCTACGCCAGCGTGTTCCGCGGCGCCGATGAGCGGCTCGTCGGCATCTGCGCGGCGCTCTACAACCGCGCAACCGGGGCAGTCGAGGGGCGCCGCTACGTCGAGGGCGGCTACCGGGTGCTCTACCACGAGCTCCCGCTCTCGCCCGACGAGCGCCGCGCGCGTCGAGAGGACGTGATCGCGATGCTCGAGGCCGGGCTCATCTCGCCGGTCGGCGCGTACATGGAGCTGCACCCGGGCGTCACGAAGGCGCAGGCGACGCGGGCGATCCTCGAGATCCGAGACCCCGACCTCGCCGACGACTTCCGAGACGACGAGGACGAGGACGAGGACGCCGACGCCTGATGCCGCCGTTCCGCCCACCCGTCACCGTCGCCCGCAACGCAGAGCGCGCCCTCGAGGTGCGCGAGGCGGCACCGCCGTCGCAGCGCGGGCTCACCGCGGTCGGCATCGCCCGGGCGCGCGACCTCGGCAACCGCCGGAATGTCTCGATCGCGACGCTGCGCAGGATGCTCGGCTACCTGTCTCGGCACCTCGTCGACAAGCAGGGCGCGACCTGGTCGGAGCGTGGCAAGGGCTGGGTAGCGTGGCACGCCTGGGGCGGTGACGCCGGCGGGCGGTGGGCGATCCGCGAGCTTCGGCGCAACGACGCCGAGTGGTTCGAGACCTGGTCGAGAGGGACCCGAAACCGGGCGCTGATGCGCCACCTCAGGAGAGAGAGATGAGCGACGACAACCAGACGACCCCGCCGCAGGCGGACAACCACGTTCCGTACCAGCGGTTCTCGAAGGTGGTCGAGCAGCGCGCGGCCCTCGAGGCCCGCGTCGCCGAGCTCGAGGCCGAGGCGCAGCGGCTGCAGGAGCGCGCCGCGACGGCCGACACGCTGTCGCAGCAGGTGCAGCACTGGCAGACGCAGGCGCAGCAGTACGAGCAGAACCTCG